AATTGAAATTGAGTAACGACCGCCGCCTATAACTCCATAGGGTCCAGGAACACTAGAACCGGGCGGTGGGCCGAATGTCCCGACCTTTTTCAAAAAACCAGCCGGATTGAATTGGTTCCAGTTAGCTACCTCCGTCTTCGCATATTCAATCAGCGCTGCTTGAAATTCAGGCAGAGTCACCTCAATACCATCTATGAGGCATCTTGCACGCTGCGTGCCCTGATACTTAATGCAAAGGTTCAATTGATACGTTGACGGATTTTGGACGTAACTCAAGGGGTTCGTCGTATCTATCATCTCAAGCAACATACGCTTGCCATTCGTGTTATTTCTCCATCCGAATTGGTCGCCTATGAATTGCCAGCCCTGACTTACTTCTCCGAGCCAGTAATTCCATTCTGATGTTAATGATAATATATGGAGAAATAAGTCATCAGGAAATACTGGGTTTCCTAAAGAATTTTGATCGTCTACCCAGAGAACCCTATTGCTATCAATCTGACTCGATGAGGGGAATACATAAAACCGATAGTAAATGACTCCTGAATCGCCGAAAACCGCTATTGGTCCATCAGGGTTTTGCGTGTTCCACTGCGAGCCTTGGATACCTAAATAATAAGAGTTCGCATCAACGTAGAGTGTGGTTGCATCGACGACAGTGTTATCCCTGCGAATCATGGAAACCTGAGTATAGTTAAATCTGATCCCGAGGATCACGTCTATACCAGTTCCGTTATCATCTATCGTAAGAGGGAACGGCTGTAGCGCGTCAAGGCAAGTCAATCTATAAGTCCATCCTGGAATCGTAGTCCAGCCAAAGGTTCCTCCGACAACATTCCAGGCTTGTTGTAGAGCTGCTATAAATGCCGTGGTCGCTGCGCCATAGTCCATCTTTAAAATTAGAGTAAGATGCTGCTCGGGGTTTGAATTGGAAGAGTCGGGAAATAAAACCTTGACGGCATCGCCATACACGGTAGGGAATACGTAGTCATCATAGAAATTAGTGGGCACTGGCTGCGCATCGGCTGGATCGGCAACAGCATACCCTAGAGACTGTGGCCTCTGATCCCCAATAAACGAAAAGACTGAATCGGTATAGATGTCTGCTATGTTGAAATTCTGAAACTCAACGCCAGGGGACTTGGCAAGATTGACGACCTCATAGATTAGATTCTGGCCGAATAAAAAATTGGGACTAAATATTGTCGCCGAGAAAATACCCTCCCCGAATTCCTGCAATTCGATAGATGCGGCATTAACCGTCAAGAGTAGTATCGCGCGTATATCCTGCGCGCGCGCCTCCGAGTGGTAGGCGCCCGCGAGGGCATTCAGTAGAACGCGAAACAACTCATCGTTGACAGGTCTAGTCTTCGATCCTAGTATTCGTCCTATCCCATTAAGCTGAGCACCGAATGATGTTTGTATCCCAGTGGTAGTCAGGAACAGGGTAAACTGTTCCTCTAGTAAATTCATCTCAGCAGTGAAAGCAGAGATGAATGCTTTAAAAAGCGTTGCTTCCTGGTACTGACTAAGCACGTTCTGCATCGCTGATGCTGTATGATCTATCGTCGTAAAGGGAATAGTCATGTCGTCCCCATCAGGTTATTGTTACGATAATATCATTAGCCGATAGCTGAGCTACCTCAGTCGGTGCAATGGCGGTGTTAGCCGCACTCATACCGCCGCCGCCTCCCTTGTCCTGCAAGATAGTCAGAGTCTTAATCCCTGGAACCGTGTTGACTGGACTATATAACATGTGATTAAGCACATCGTCGCCTAGCTCATATTGTTCAAACCATTTTAGCAAAGCATACTTAATTTGATCCGCGCCATCGGTAGGGAATACCAGAACGTCAATCGTAATATTTACGGCGACAAGCATGGGGACCGGATCGGGAGCAGAGAAAATGATGACCGATGGGACACCATTCACATCTATGTAACTACCGGATCGTTGGCTACCTGGGGATACTGTCGAAGTCACGTTGATACCAATCGGCTTGGAGTCATAGATTGTTTGAGCGATCGTATCATTGTTTCCACCGATGACAAAGATTTCAAAACTGTGTGGTGGTCGTCCATCTGTATCAGTCGTGGAGCTGTCGTTCTCAATAATTGACACCGATGAAACATTTATAACTTGAGACACAGCTTCCTTGATGCCGCCCGTGGTAGCCGTTCCGACCTTCTGCAAGTCTAACAGTCTTCTAGCCCTTAAGTCGGCATCACTCTCTCTATTCGTCCCTGTCGTCCCCTGCCGGATGTTTAGAACTGCATCAAGATTTGTTATGGTATTGACGACAACATTTATCGAACGCACAGGAACGGACAAAGGACCTGTCTGGGCACCAATGACTAGAGCTGAATCGACATTGGAAAAATTACTAGTCACTGGCAAGACGGTTACACCGTTGACAAGGAAGCTGACTAAAGGATCAAAATAGGCGTTTACTAAGGTCGATACATCGAGAACAACATGGAAAGCCCCAGAGGTATTAAACGATCCAACAACCGTACAAGTCGTAATTTCTGAAACAGAGAGCTGGATTGTATTCTTTATTTCAGCAGGGGTATCGTCCCAAAATATATCGAATTGAGAATACGTGGAATTATTTAGCTGTACTCTTAGGGTAACAGATCCACCAGTAGCAACGCCCGCTGCAATAATGAAGGAAGCATTCTTACTGAGTGTGATAGCGGCTTGAGTCGAGAAGGCGTTGCCATTTGAGTTAGCAACAAGAGTGCCGTTTGGTACAACCACAGCATCGTCGCCTTGGAAAAACACTTGCCCTTGTGCAGCGGTTGCATTGTTCCTCACCGTGTTGGTAATGGCGACAACATTATCTAGGCTAGTGCCCGATGCGGAGTCAGGATAGTAGGCATTGTATGTATTCTCCAGGCCGAGCCAAAGCGAGAATAGTTCATTCGAAATAATGTCGATGAACTGTCCGATACGCGACGAAGGAGTCGTGTTCGTAGCGGGTCCGAGGCCGATGCGGAGATTCTCAGCTATGCTCTTTTGGATCTCATCGAGTGTTTTTATCTGAAAGCCTTGCGGCGTAAGCCCGGCCATACTCAAACTCCTATAGAGATGGACCCGCTAAAAGCGATGTCCTGCCCTGTTGTGCATGTAAATATGACAACCATATTCCGTGTAGCAATGTCGTATTGAAAATCGAGATTCTGCACCGAAGAAATACCGGGGACCTGATTTATGGCGTCCCGGAATATCACGTCAGCTAGTTCAAGTGTTGGGATCTTATCGAAAAAAAGGCTCTGAAAATAGGGAACGCCGACCACAGGGGCTAAAGGGTCGTCAAGGAACCATTCGCCTAGAAAAGTCTGTAGATACGCTATGAGTTCCTGTTTAATACCTTCAACAAAACTTACATCACTAGTAAAATATAAGTCACCTGCCTGTAATCTAATGTCATTGACCAGTGAATCAAAGTAAATGTCCATTGCTCACTCAACTTTCGTGATTTGAGAGTTTTCGGTAGGCAAGGCAGCTTTTACCTGCGTCAATGCTGCAACAATCGCTGTCGTGACGATAGAACTTTGAACGTCCCCGCCCGTGCCCGCGCCCGTGGTAACTTTGCCAATCAATGCCGGAGTGCCTAATAATGTGACCAGGTCGTTCACGGCTTGGATGAGGTCTTCTAGGTTCTTCTGCAGTTTATTACCTAAAACGGCTGGCTCTGTAGGGTTTCCATCTCTCGAAATATTGATCGTTTTACCGCGTATATCTGTACCCTTTGGCGGTGGAGTTATGACACTTGTAAGCGGATAGCACCCGGGCAGAGCGACTGCATCGGTGATGTTGAATAGGTGGGCATCTGCTGGCGGGAACCCAGCGCCCTGTTTCTTCCATTTATCGAGGGATCTCTGCGAGAATATGAGCATCACAGAATCACCTATTGCCAGCTCTACTGAGAAGGAACCAGAGGCGGCTCGTGGCCAGACAATGGGTACATCGGCAATAACAGGCAGGGATTCAGACGATCCATCTTGCATGATACGGTCTATGGCTGGTTGCACGGATACGGTGCCCAAGGTCCCACTATAGGCTGTGATCTTTCCAGGCATATGCACGAATAGCCCGACAATAGATTTATTGATGGCGGCACTTATAACGTCTGCAAGGCTGTACTTAGCACCGGCCATTAGAAAATCCTCACATCGCAAAACCAATCACCTTGCACGCTGTTGCCCTTGAAATTCACGGAGTCAATCGTATGGGTGCCTGAGACTTCTCTCGACTCAATCGTCACCAGGCGACCTGGGACTAGATTAAAATTTAACAGTGACCGTACCTCTATTCCCTGTGATGAGGTCTTACCATCTTTTTTAGTGATCTTTTTTGGAGAGCCTATCATTCCATTCGTAGAGTTGATTAGGATGGAGCTATCCTTTAAGGCAAAGCCGATCTTGTAAATAGTCAGGACACCGTTGCTAACGTAGTAGCCGTAGTCAATGATGGAAAGGTATTCGGTAAGCAGGACAAACGGATTACCGTATAGGATAACCGACCAATTATAGTTCTTGATCTGATCTATAAAATAGACGTTTGCAGAGCTAGCCGTCTTCACATTGGCCTTTATGAATGAGACTATTTTATCTATAAGTTGGATATTCGTCGGGAAGCCAGACACGGTTTCATTCATCGAGGTATCGGTCAAATGTTCCAACATATTTATTTCGATGAGCGTATCTGTACCGTCCACTGATGCGAAGGTTTCCGTTACCGTGCCGACTGCTATAACTGATATATCGTCATGATACCCAGCACTCAATTGAATGGAATCCCCCCTACCAATACTCGCTATTGTTTCCTCGTTGGGGTTATAGATCTTGATGGTAGCCGTATTGGAGGCAGAGTCAGAAGTTTTTTCTATTTCAAAATCAATTCCAAGACCGCGATTTGATCGGTCCTGAAATAGTATAGTCGCTAACCCATTGTCGGGTTGCAGAATCAGTTCATATGCTCGTATGAAACTAGCCATCGTTTATGCTCAGATAAAAGAGGGATACGTCTTGGCCAAAATTAAAAAACGTAGCATCGGCGCCAAGACCCAATGCGTCGAGAACGGTGAAGTCGCCAAACTGTAAAACACCAACGAATTTGAATCGAGTTATTGGATTGATGACATTGGTAAGTAGCGGTATGCCGTAAACGATAGCCGCCTGCGTGGCATCCTTAAGATTCATCATCCACGTATCGACTCGCTTGTTGTAGTAAATCTCTACATAGTACCGCACGCCGTCAAGAAGTACGGAGAATTGATATCGTGTCTGCTTAGCTATGACGACCGGAATCTCTTTTAGGTTCATTTACCCGCCTCCCAAAATAGGATTCCAGTAGCCTTGTTCTTCAGCTGAATTCCGTAGTTGCTGATCCTCTGAATCTAGTATCGGTCCGTTGTTGCCAGAAGCCGCATCCGACTTGCTTCCAGAGAGCAGACTGGTAGCGCCCTTGTCGAATAGATTAGAGATTGGATTACCTTTGCTGACAGTCACGATGAGCACTTGCTTCAATGTCATGTCAACTCTGAATGCCTGGCCCGTTGATTTGTCGCGTGGGATCGAGAGACTTTCGATTAGAAATGGCGCAAGTCCGCCCGTGTTTAAACTCTTGAATCCGCTCTTAGCATAGAACGCATAAACGTAGAGGGGAGTAGCCTCATCCATCCACTTGTTCAATTGATTGAATGCGCGCTGACTCTTTGTCTGCGATTGGCCGTTGCCGACTAATCCCAGTAATGGTGACCCAGTCAAGTTATCTAAAACGCCTAGATAACTCATCGACGAATTCGAGGTAACGAGACTTAGAGCAATGGTGAAGTCCGTGCGTGCGGAATGATCCGACAGATAGCCGCCATCCTCCACTGGATACGTGGTGATAGAGGCAGACTTGGAATAACTTTCGCTAATCGTCGCATCTGCTTGGAATTGGATGGAACCTTTTATAAGATTTTTTTCTGCCGAATAGACTGCCTCTACCATTTTAATAGGCTGAACATCGAATAGTTTTGAGCGCAGATCTGACATATCTCATACCCTCAAAAATATGGAATATTGAAGATGGGTTTAGCCATGTTAATTTGTCTTTGCAGTGCTGGAGCTGGTTGGTTTGTCGATATCGAGACATCTTGCACGACAGAGAACTGCCGATTGTCGACCCTATTTATAGTCTGCTGTCCTGGCATTTCAGCGTATGCAGATGAGTTTGGTAATCTGATTCTAGCGTGCATACTTTGGCTATCTATATTCTGTCTCACCTTGACATAGAATGTAAGCATGTCACCTTTGAAATTGCTTGCTAACTGAGCAATAGTTTCTGGCAGGTCATCCGTGAAAAATTTGTTCAATTTGCCTAGTATAGATTCAATGACTTGAACTATCAGAGTAGAAGCCGCCATAGATATAGCGCCTATGATTGCTGGAATCTTATCAATCACGAAGTCTACCATTTTCTCGAAACCCATGACCAGCAGCTTGCCTAGATTCCCAAGCGGATTATCCTTATCGAGTTGAATCCCAAGACGTTGACCGATATACGACCTATCACCTGCTAGGAAAAAGAAGAAATCCT